ACAGAAAACGTAGTTAATCACCTTTAAAATCAAAACAGATAAACTATGGCACAACAAACGGCAGTAGATTTTATAATTGAAAACCTACCACAAATAGATTGGGATGACCCATTTTATGTAGGTCTTTTACAAGAATCCAAACAAATGGAGAAGGAGCAGATAATTGATGCGTACTGGAACGGAACAACCGATATTAAAAAACAAGATGCATTATCTGATGCTGAGAAGTTTTATAATGAATACTATAAAAATTAACAGATGACAAAAGAAAATGAAATATTATTGAACTATACCATTTTTGAAGATGGTAGACTTTATAGCAAAAGAACAAATAAATTTATTAAATGGCATAAAGATAAATATGGGTATTTGCATACAAATATTTGTATCAATGGTAAGCAAACAATGGTGAAGCAGCATAGACTAATTGCTCAATCTTTTATACCAAACCCACAAAATAAAAAACAGGTTAACCATATTAATGGAATAAAACATGATAATCGTTTGAGTAACCTTGAGTGGTCAACTCCTTCAGAAAACGGGAAACATGCTTATGCCATAGGATTACAAAAACCAACTTATAAAAAAGTAATAGATACTTTCACAAATACTTTATACGATAGTTTAACCGAGGCGGCAAGAATTAATAATATATCACAGTCTCATTTATCTCATATGTTAGCAGGCAGATTAAGAAACAAAACAAATTTAACCTTTTATAATAATTAAAAATATGACTAAAGAAGACGAAAAATTCATTGAAGATAATATATATAATTTTGAATGTGTTAAAGCAGGTTTTATGAAAAATTTGCCACTTCATATATTAGTTGGATATGAGCAATTATATAGAAAATATCTTGATGGTGGCTTTATTTTAACCAGTTGGTGCGGTGCGTGTGTGAATGATATGATGAAGCGGTTGAGTAACTACTGGGATAATTACCAAGCAAGTAAACCTATTGAGGTTGAGCAACCCATCCAAGAAGCACCTAAGAAGAAAGGTAGACCATTTAAAAAGCAACAATGAGAATAATAACAGTAGGTCAGCGAAACTCAGGAGTTTCTTTTCATAGGTTATTTAATCCCATCATGTATCTTCCTAAAGACTTCGCAATGATGACTGATGTAGTAACTGAAGAAGAACTTGAGAAGGGTTATGACATCGTTTTTATTAACCGATACATTGCAGGTCTTGAGGTTGATGAACTGGTTAGGTTAAGGGAGAAGTACGGATTTAAATTGGTAGTTGATATAGATGATTATTGGCATCTTGACCCATGGCATATCCTTTACGGCAAGTATCCAACAAAGAAGGTCATGGACCATATCAAGATAGCAGACTTGGTCATCTGTTCAAATAATGATTTGGCAGTTCATGTGAATGAAATTAACCCGAATTGGATAGTAATACCTAATGCCTTGCCATATGGTGAGGACCAGTTTACAGACTACAAGACCGAATCTGATAGGGTGCGGTTTGTTTATGCAGGGTCAGTAACACATGAGAAGGATATCACAATACTCAAGAATCCGATGAAACGTGTTTCAACGGATGTTATAACAAAGAATAACTCAAGGTTTATCCTTTGCGGTTATAGTGAAGATAAGCAAGTCGCAAATCATTGGGGAAGGATGATTAATGACTATCTCTGCGGTTTCAAAGTTGATGGATACATACGCAGTGCGTTACCAGTTGACCAATATATGAACTTTTATAATGAAGCAGATGCTTGTCTGATTCCGTTGGTAGATTCCAAGTTCAACTCAATGAAGTCCAATCTTAAAGTCTTGGAGGCAGCGACAAAGAATGCTCCCGTAATAGCATCTAACGTGAAACCTTATTCTGATTGCCCACACATAATACCAATAACGCATCAAGGTGGATGGTTTGAAAATATTAAAAAACTTGTCAAAGATGCTATATATAGACAAGAGATGGGTCTTGCTAATGGGCAGTGGTGTAGGGAGAACTTTGACTTGGTAAAGGTAAACAAGTTAAGAAGTCAAGTTTTTGAATCATTTTAATTGACATAAATCAAATGAAAGCAGAGTTACACTTTAACCTTGATGATTATGATGATAAGATTGAACATCTTAAATGTGTTCAAGCATCAGACTTATGCAGTGCAGTTTGGCAGTTTTTGAATAATACAAGAAAGGAATTGATGAACGATGCATTGAACCAAAAACTTGACATAGATGATGCAGTAAGTTTGGTTTACAGAAGATTTTGGGAGATATTAGAGGAAAGGAATATAGACATAGATAAACTGATTCAATGAAGTACCAAGCAAAGTGTGTAAGTTGCAGAAACTGCAACAAGAAATATACCATTACTATCATCAAATCACAGACTAAAGAAAGCAAGTGTGGTCATTGTGGAACTATAAATAAATCAAATGGGTAAAGTATTAATCGCAATGGCGGTCCATGATACCGAGGAGAACAAGAGGACTGCACTAACAAAGGAAGTCCTTGATAGTCTATTTATGCAAGGTGTTTTTGCAGACCATGACTTTTGGGCAATAGATAATAACTCTTGTCAAGCAACTAAAGACTTGTTGAATAGTTATGCAGAAGATGGTCTTATCAATGTCATTACCAATGAACAGAACATAGGGACTGCTGAGGCGGTTAATCTTGCTTGGAAGTACAGAATACCTGGGCAACATTGCATAAAGATGGATAACGATGTTGTTATTAATCATTATTATTGGATTAAGGAAATGGTTGAGGCAATTGAAAGAGATGAAAGGATAGGTATAGTTGGACTAAAAAGAAAAGATTGTTGGGAAGAACCGAATCACGCACTACCTGATTGGAGAAGTGAGTTAGTAATGCTTCCACACATGGCAGGTCAAAAATGGATAATAGTAGAGAAGTGTCATCACATCATAGGTACTTGCCAAATGTACTCATCAGCATTATTAGACAAAATTGGGTATCTTTACCAACCTTGCCTATATGGATATGATGATGTACTTGCAAGTCATCGGTCCACAGTTGCAGGTATGTGGAATGTGTTTTTGCCTCATATTGAAATAGACCACATTGATAAGGGAGAAACCGAGTACCAGTCTTGGAAAGAGAAACATAGCACAGAGGTTACTCAACAAGTCATCAAAATAACACATGAATACTATCATGGCACAAGACCGATATACTATAACCCGTTTGTAATATGAAAGTAATAGTATCACTTGATAATCCGAATCATCACGGATGGTTGAAGTTAGAGGAATCACTCAAAAGACATGGATGGGATTACCATACAATTGTCAAAGAGTGGAAAGGGTTTGGAACTAAGATAATAGGACTTTACGAGTATCTTGTTAACTCCTATGATGATGATTTCATTTATCTTGATGCGTACGATAATTACTGCATTGCACCACCCGATGAGTTTAATTACAAACATAGAGGCGGTACTGGTCTTATCATAAGTACAGAGAAAGGATGTTACCCTGACATTCAAAACATGGGGAAGTTTCCATCTGTACCTCATGAATGGAAGTATCTAAACTCGGGGCAGATATATGGCAGAAGGGATGTGTTTATGAATCTATTTGAGCAGAACCCAGTCAGATTTGAGGATGATGACCAAAGGTGGTACACAGAAAGATACTTAGAGAGAAGTTCAAGCATCAGCCTTGATTACTGCAATATCTTCCAATCAGTTGCCTTTGAAGTTGAAGGTGACTTTACTCTGACCTATAACAGATTATATAACAATAAAACCCATACTTTCCCTATGTTTATTCATGGCAACGGAAAAACAGATATGACTAAATTTTACGCATTATGATGGATGAACTGGTAAAAGAATATACCGACAAGGTGAATGCTGATAAAGAACTTAAAGCATATCGGGATTGGATAGAGGCAAACGCTTTCGGATTCGGGGAAAGATGCTTTCTTTGGATGTGGAATGAGATTGTAGCAAAGATGCCTCAAGAGTTTACCTTTATGGAAATCGGGGTCTTTAGAGGGCAGATACTTGCCATAGTAAGTCTACTGGCAGAAAGGCATGGAAAGAAGGTTAGGCGAATAGGAATAACCCCACTTGATACCTCTGATGGGCATTGGGAATCTGACTATGAGGCAGACATCATAAGACTGCATGATGTGTTCAATATCAAGGATGATTACGAATTAATCCGATTGGATTCAACCAATCCTAACGCTATCAAATTGGCATCACAGAATCCTCCTGATGTTCTATACATAGATGGAGGACATACCTATGAGGTAGTAAAGTCAGACCTAACCCATTACCTTCCCATCTTAAAGGTAGGAGGTACATTGGTTATAGATGACTGCAACAATGCCATCCAAATGCCGTGGGGTTATTTTCAAGGTATCCAATCGGTATCAGTAGCAGTAGATGAAGTCCTCCCAAGAGAAGGAAGCACAGAATATTGGAAGCATGAGTTGAACCTTGTGCATAATCGTGTACTAACTAAATTGAAGTAATGGAAAAGAAAAAAGGTAGGGGTAGACCAAAAGCAATAGAATCACCTGAAGTGATGTATGAATTATTCCAAGAATATTGTCAGCATACCAAAGCAAATCCAATTAAGGTTAAAGATTGGGTTGGGGGAATGGCAAAACCAGTAATTAGGGAAAAAGAAGTTCCATACACCCTTGAAGGGTTTGAGATTTACTGCTTTAAGCAAGGTATTATATCGGATTTAGGCAAGTATTTTGCCAATCAGGATGGAGCATACGAAGAATTCCGTACCATCTGCTCTAATATTAGGCGAATTATCAGGGATGACCAAATAAAGGGAGGCATGGCAGGTATCTATAACCCATCAATTACGCAGAGGTTGAACAACTTGGTAGAGAAAACTGAGAACAAGCATGAGGTATCTGAAATAAAAATAACCCGTGACCGTTGAGGTAAAACTACATAACCCACACGATGCCCAAAAAAAGGTCATAGAATGCCCAAAAAGGTTCATTGTGATGATGGCAGGGCGAAGGTTTGGTAAGTCGCTTATAAGTCAAACAATTGCCTTAGAATCGGGAATAGAGGGCAAGAGGGTTGCTTACATTACACCTACCTACCAACTCGGTAAGATATTCTTCCAAGAGTTGTTAGATATGCTACCTCTTGAAATCTACAAGAAGAATGAAGCAGACCTGGTTATTACCTTCATCACGGGTGGTACTATCCGATTCTTTACGGGAGAAAGGTTGGACAATCTCCGAGGGTTGAAGTTTCACCTTTGCATCATTGATGAAGCATCTTTCATCCCTAACCTTGAGGATGGATGGTTGAATAGCATCAGACCTACCCTTACCGATTATAAGGGTAAGGCATTGTTCTTGTCAACCCCAAAGGGTAAGAACTACTTTTATTCTCTTTTTATGAAAGGAAACGGAGGGGAGGAAGATTGGGCAAGTTTCAAGTTCAGCACCTACGATAACCCGTACATTGACAAGTCTGAGGTAGATAGTGCAAGGATGCAACTGCCTGAGGTAGTTTTTGAGCAAGAATACATGGCGAACCCTGCTGAGAATGCTGCTAATCCTTTCGGGTCTGCATTCATTCGCCAATGCATCTACCCAATGTCTACCAACCCAGTTGCTTGTTATGGCATTGACCTTGCCAAGTCAGTTGACTTTACAGTTATTACTGGGTTAGATAAGAATGGTTCAGTATGCCATTTTGAACGATTCCAA